CCTTGTATGCAGCACAGCCGAAAGGCAAACTCACGCTGGCAGTAGCAAGAAAAATGGCAATTAAAGCAATCTCGGTTGCGGCTAAGTTCGACCCATACACGGGAGCGCCGTACCATACGCTGGTGCAGGGGCAAGAAAAAACAAAATAACCAATAGATAACTTTACAGTAAAACAAAGTTGGTACTATTGAATCATGAATCCGCTCTGGCTGCTCCCAATATTTGGCACTCTGATTATTGCTGTAATCGCGTTCCTGGGCCTAGTCTTCCAGATAGGCGAGTATGAAGCGTCTGAATACCTGTCAGACCCAAGACAAGAAGACTGATAATAGCCAAAGGCCGAAAACATCGCGCCGCTATTTTAAAGCATCCACGTTGCTGATTACCGGATAGTCCTATACCCCTACATAGGGATACTAAAGGAGAGAGAAGAAGTTACTTCGTCTTCCTTGCATTTTCTACATCACTCCAGGTAAGCCTCTTATTGGTGTGGAACATGTTGTTGGCAGTCATCTGTACTAGTGAGTACTTAGGGCTCTGTTCAATGGTTGTCTCAATATCGTCATGGGTTATTTGTTGAGACTCCATAAGGAAATTAAGCGCTTCCTGCTCGTACATCATGACTGTTTTCTTATCTTGTGCGTACAAATTATCCATAAAAGAAAGCATAACACACCTACCAAATACCTAAATCCACTTGACACTGAGTTTCAGTATTCATCTAGTAGTAATTAGATAAGGAGAGTAAGAATGCTCTCTTTTTAGGAGACTTTAACAAGTGACTAGTAATAAAATTACCCAAAAAGAATTGGATAAAAAAGATTCAGTACCTGCTGTGTCTTTGTATATAGAAAAAAAAGATTGGTTTAAACTAGCAGGATGCAAAGGAAAAACAGAACTTATGTTTCCCAAACAACATAAGGACATTACCTACATCGCACAGGCTAGAGCTATCTGTAAAGCATGTCCAGTTCGAAATCACTGTTTAGAGTACGCACTGGAGTTTCCACCTGCCGATATGCATGGTGTCTGGGCAGGGTTGACGAGTCGACAGCTAGCAGCAGAACAAAGAAGAAGAAAGATAAAACCGACAAGACCGACGCTTGCACAGATGTGGGGAGGGTAAGAGCCGGCAAAAGAAAGAGAGAAAAAAGGGCAAAAAGTTTGCGCGCGCGTTCTTTTTTCGATTTTTTATTTCTTTTGTATGTACCACTTACATAATTCGGAGATTACAAGTCTCACAAAAATTCATCTCATTTAATTGGGTAATTATTTGTTGGCAATCTTTTTTGCCGCACGGCTTTAATAATTGTTCTCCGCGCAAATACGCAAGCACTTCTTCCTGCACTGTCGGCAGCGCAAACTGCGCATTACCGGGCGAGGGGATTCCTTTTTGATTACGAATGAAATCCCAAACTGCATAAAGAATAAACTGATTTACAGATATTCCTTCTTTATTTGCAGCTTCTACTATTCGATTCTTTTCATCACCCTTTAGACGGAGAGTTATTCCTGTCCATCTATTTGTGTATTTTGTTTTACTGGCCTTACGCCCCATCGCGCTCAACCAACGCCTGGATGTAGGCGGTGAGCGTCAAGTCAACAGCAGATGATTGGTCTATTAGTTTTTGTTTGAACTCTTTCGTTACCCTGAGGGTAAGCGTCACTACTGGCTTATCTGGGATGACAACTGGCCGGCCTGGGTTTCGTTTCATACCCAGGAATTTAGTTCAGTACTAAGTTCCTCATTGCAACTACCACAAGAGTGATTATCAGAATTTTATTGAGAAATGAAATACGGGAATAAGAAATATTCCAAATAAATATTGACGAAATGATAACAAACAATAATTGCCAAATAGAAAAACCAAACATTTATTCCTCAATCCGAAGAGGGACTTTATATTTCTCCCCTTCTATTTCTATAATTACTTTTTCATATACCCGGATGAAGTGTTCCCTATCTCCGTTGGTATGCATCCCTGCGGCAGCTGCACCCAGCTTGCGCACAGTCTGTATAAGAGGCTCCTGTAGCTCCTGCTGGTTCATCACACCTGCGTTAGCGTCTTCCATTATCCGTTGGAATTTACCCCAAGCAATAATGGGTTCATCTGATTCCCCAATTTTTGTACGCCTATTAATTGTGGAACGTCTTATCTCTCCGGCCTTAGGCATAAAGGTAGAAGTAGTAGCAAGGATGAGGAAGGCTTCTTTACAGTCTGCGTAGCTCAGGTCATGGAGTAAGTCGTACCAGGACTTATAGATGAGCTGTACGCGGCTCTTGTCATCCATTGGAAGCTCTTGGTTATACGTGGCGAAGACCTGGTCTACAAGGTTAGCTAATTCAGCTTTATCCATTATTAATCCATTCATCGCGCGCGTTTGTATCTGTCGACTTGTCGTAACGCTCTAAAAACATCTCGACATGCTCAGCGTCTCTGAAGATTAAGTCTATCCCGTTGTAGGTCTTGCCGGCTTTGTTCTGTCCCATATGGAAGGCTGACGCCGCGCAACCCAGGATTGCGTGCCTGCATGCCTCCAGGCCGTAGGTGTAGATTGCCCAGCCTATTGCGTTCTCTCTGTTGACGTCCATGCTCACTCGAGACTTGTTGAACGTAAGTTTCCAAAAGTCGAATACTTCTTGCTTTTGAGCTTTTGGTATTTCTTTAGCTGCAGCATTCTTTGACTTGTTGTGTTCTGATGGACCGCGCTTCCCCATACCCCAATGCTATCGGTCTCTTCCGCCACCGTCAATAGTGAAAACAAAAAAGTAAGTACCAAAAATGGGAAAAACGGTTTTTGTTTTTTCAGCCTTACGAAAAGATTAATTTCGTAAACTAGTACAAGACTAACTACGTAAATAAAGAAACGTAGTAAGTACTATTAAGAAGCCCCCTTTGGAAAGGGGGTCTGGGGGAAAACCTTTGATTTTGTACCAACTTATCGCGGGCGTCGTCCATCAGACTTTCCGTTTTTGGAAAGTGTTTTTGGGCGTGTAGATTTCAGCGATTGTGACGTCACATTGATACCTAGACCTATTGGGCTAGATGAGTTGACAAGCTAGCAGGGTCATCCACCACCGTCAAGCTCTTGGACGGGTTTTTTGGAAAACTTTTATTTTTTCCGGAAGCTCGAGCCGGCAGCAATTAACAAACAAATATTGACACTTCTGAATAAAAGAAAGTGGTATGGTAGCGGGGCTCCGTTCGGTATAAGTTCCCCAACCGCCGAAGGAGTCGGCCCGGGGTTGAGTCTCCGTTGTGGTAGGTGGTGTTGATTCCCCCGGGCCATCTTTTACTTGAACTTGCCGGCCTCGCTTGAGCCCCAGCCCCAGCGGCTGATGTGCATCTGCTGGTAGAACGCGTCGCGCTTAGCCTTGGTGTAGCCAAACTTGGGGCCGGCATCATATGCCCACTTTTTTCTGTTTTCTTTCAATTTTGCCATCTCAGGCCAGAGCTCGTTTTGGATGTCGTATTTATTTTCTTTTTTTGCATCCATTGCCGGCCGCAGCGTCACGTCACGTGTCATGTCTACAAACGTAGAGTTGATGCGCGCAAGCTCCTGTCGATTAGCGCGCTCGTGATTATTTATGTTTTTCTGGTACCGCCGCCAGATTCTCTTCTTCTCCAGAAACCTGGAGTCGAGGGCCCAGATGGCCAGGAACAAAATGTGTAAAAAAAGAAGTTTAAAACTCACTGTCTTCCTCCTCAGGGAGCTGAATGCAATTGTAAGCAATTCCTAAATTTTCGAATATTTTGTTAGCTGCAGCACCGGATGCGCCAATCTTGGTGACCAGCTCGCCCAGGTAATCAGGTTTCTTGTTCTCTACAGAATTCTCCATTTTGTAGAGCATCTGGTCCTGGTCATCCAGAATCGAATTTCTTTCGAATTCTGCGCGCTGCTCGAGGGCGTCTTCTTCTTCAGGGTTATCGATTTGCATAATACTTCTCCATGGCTGACGTGTCGCCATTATAGTACTCATGCATAGCTTTATTGGCACTCTTCTCGCTTCGAGCTTTTTCTTTCTTATCTCGTTTTTTGTTAGCGCGGCGCGCACCAGCTTTATAGATGATTGTGCCTAACACAATGCCCATGTCTATCTCCTTCATCCACCACCGTCATGTAAACGGAGGTTTGTCTAATAGTTATTTTTTCTTGCTTAGTAATCGATTAGTGGTAATCCGAACCAGTCGCGCTCGAGCATCATGCCGATTGCGGAGTAGCCGACGATATCAGTATACGTGTCTGTTATCGATTCGTTCTCTGGATTGTTTTTTGTTTTTTGTAGATTGATTAATCGAGCTAGCTTGTCATGCGTGCGGACTAGTAGTCCATAGCGCCCGAACCTTGAGATGTTCTCATGACCGTAGTCCTTTTGCTTTTTGATTAATGTCTCAAGGATTGAGTCACGTATCATCCAGCTATCAAACTCAGCTGACGCGGAGGTCATTGATTTTTTTAGATTTTCTGGGTGCGCGCGGCCGGCTGCCAGGTCTTCAGATATTGCTAAAAAATTGCCATTTTTGATTCCCGCAGCCGCAGCTAGACATCCGAGCTGACGCCACTCATCAACCCAATAAGGACCATCAGAAGTAAAGAACTTAAAGTTATTGAGCATCCCATCGAAGTGAGACGACAGAAATTTCTGAGATTCTCTGGCTGACTGGCCGGCGCCATAGATAACTTTTTCTTCATTTTTTCGCATTTCTTGATAAATGCTCTCGAGGCCATCCAGGTGATTAATAATCTTCTCGAGCGAGTTATCGTTAAAAATTTCACAAACCACAACCTTGGCAGCCTCCTGCCACCAACGTGGTCCATCGTTGCCCAGCTCATCCACCACCGTCAACATTATTCTCCACCTTTTAGTAGTTCGTCCCAGTCCCTGGGAGGTGCGTTCTTGATTTGCACTCTAACCTCTTCAACCATTTTTTCCAACTCCGAAATCCAGACTTGGTCAGCGATAACGCTGCCGAGCCCCGCTCTCTCCCCTACGTTGTCAGCTCTCTGGATTCTCTCTTCAATGTACTCACGAGCGAATGCTGCGGTTAATGAATTTTCTTTAGAATTCCTAAAAATAACCGGACCGTCTTCTCCGTCCAGCGCCGACCTTGGCACGTGGACTCCGGTTACGGCGACATTATTATCGGTAATAACGAAGATGATGTTATGGACCTCTCCGTCGGTTTCTTTGATTTTTTCCATGACCTCGTCTATGAGCTCTGGGTCCATGTTCTCTTTTTTCAGCATTTCTTCAAATGCATTGCTGCCTTTTACTGACTGGTATTTATTCTTCTTTTCTTCCATGTTGATAATTTACTCAGCTTTCCGAGATGGCGCTTGTGTTGTTATTTTCTATTTCTTTTATTAATTCAATAACGTTCTGGGCCGGCATCAAATTTACGATTTTTTCAGAAATCTGCTCGAGCGCAGCGGCAGCTCCATATCTGAGCTTTGCCGATTCGGCGAGACGCATCGCCAGAACAAGCTTGGTTTTCTCTTCTTTTTCAATTAATAGATAATCCTGCATTTCCGCCCCAGTTCTTGAATCTCACTCCCAGCCAGAGGAGCACGACTTCGCCTGGCCAGGAGCGAGAAATCTTTAAAAAATCAGTTTTTCTCTACGCCCGCAACCGGATGCTCGTGCGGGAAACCAGTACCTATCCAGAGTTGCGTCTGGACGGCTGAAAGAACTTGGTTAAATTTAACCAAATTGTGGATGTCATCTATAAAGGTATCGCGCGCCCAATCAATAAGTTCTTGGTCCGAGATGTCCTCTTTACCCACATCTCTGAATTCGGCGAGGTTTTCCTCACTGAACTCAAAGCTGATACTTGCCATAACGCTTCTAGTCATAGGTCTTCCTCCACGGTAAGAAACCGCCAATAAACGCCAAATGACAGATGGTCATCTGGGTCCCCATAACTCTATCTACTGGCTCATAAAATGTCAACCTATAAAATAAAGATATTTGTACCTCTTATGGGGGAAGTCTGCCGGGCGAACATATGTTCGTCTATTGTTATCGGCATGGACAACAACACACGATTCAGCACTTACACCCAAGCCCTTCGCCAGTACACGGAACGAGAATTGAATTCCCAGATTCCCGCTGCGCATGTTGAAAAATTTGAAGAAAATGAAATTTCTCTTGGTGCATGGACCGGGTACATCAGACAGCGTTATCGTAAAAATCAATTGTCAGAAGACCGCATTGCAAAAATCCAAGAAATCCCACATTGGCAGTGGGGTCCATTCAAGCCGGGTCCAGCAACAGACATTAATAGAAATCTAGAAATCCATAAAATGAGAGATGCCGGCAAGTCCCTTCGTGAGATTGCAGATGTTTTTGATTTGAGCCGGCAGCGGGTCCATCAAATAATTAAAAAAAATGAAGAAATCTAAAGAGAGCTCTCCAGCTGGCAGAGTCATCCACCACCGTCAACTTAACGAAAGGTTTTTTTATGAGACCACATCCTCATGACATATCACTGAAAAGGGAATTAAATCAATTTTCTAAATATTCTTCTCTCGCTGGCAGCTCTCAGAAAAAGGCCCCGCGCAAATCCGTTTTAGGCGGGGCTCTTTTGGGCTTTGTGGCAATTTCTGTGATTTATTCACTTCTACTGCTCGGCGTGACCAGAGTGTTGCGTGACGCTGGAGTCATTGCATGGTCGCTCTCGTTCGTCCAGTCGCTCTGCGTGTCTGCCATAGTCGTTCTCGTACGCACGATAGAGAGAGCCATGAACGCCGTGTCTCAACAGTCTGCGAGCAACAGAGAGCCGTAGAGAGTTATCTATTAGAGATACAACTGGTACACGCTGTATCACCAACTGTGAGAGCGTGAGCGTGTGTGAGTGAGTATGTAGTGTGATTCCCAATAGGGTCACGAATAGTACATAATAGATAACTTCATAATTCATAGTTTTCGCTTTCGGTAGTTATCTATTAGTAGAACACTGGCATAACAATAATTGGTGTCTGCTCGCCAACCCATGCGCCTGTGCAGTTGTAACTAATGTATTCCTCTGCTTCCTCATCAGTCATACCGTCACGAAGCATGCACACGTCCATCATTTTTCGCCAACAATAAACTGCCAATAAAGGCTCATTTATTCTTTGAGAGAATCCGATTAGTGCTTCATCAAATCCGTCCATGAGTAATGCGCTCTCGCCCATTGACTCCAAGTGTTCGTTTATTTGCTCTCGTAGTTCTAGTGCCACTTTTTTCCTTTCAGAAAGTTATCTATTGGTAGTTGCTCTGCTTATTTTGCTGGAGAGAATAATGCAAACGATTCTAATGCGCTCATGAAGTCAATGCCTTCGTTGCACACTATGTTTTCGTAATCCAGTGTTGCTTGCTCTTGGGTGTACTCATTGTTCTCAATATCATCAAGAATCCCTTGCAGTATGTGAATTGCATGTTGCAGACTGTCCTGCAAGTCCTGTAGTGATTCATCAAGTGTTTCGTAGTCGCTCATTTTTTTTCCTTTTCTAGTTATCTATTAGGGGATAGCACACTACCCACCTGAAAGGAGTAAGCCGAACAGGTGGGTAGGTACTTACTCTGCCCACCGAGTAATGGGGGTAACTCGGTGGGCGAGAAGTTATCTATTCAGAGTAGGGGAGTTCTGTGCCGTTAGCCTTTCGCCACACTTCCCTGAACATCGCTGGATACACACTGCGAGCCTTGCCACCGTTCGCCAGTTGCTTCAGTTGCTTTATCGCTTCGTCTGCGTGAGGAACGATAATGTAACGATTCTTGCGAGCGTAGGTCAAACACTGCATGGCGAGAACGCTGTGGAATCCGTCATTGTGTCCACACACTCCCCCGTCAGTTACCCATACGAGAGGTGCATTTTTCTTGGCACGATTCTTTACTCCCCACTCAATAGCAGGGAAGTCAACGCCGTTGCCGTAACCGTAGTCAGGCAACTGCTCAACCATGCGACCCTTGTCTGCAACTATCCACATATTCGTTCCAGTGTTACCTTTATCCGAATACATGGCGATAGTTGCGCCAGGTGCATGTTCCAAGATTTCACCAATTTGTTGTTCAGTGAAAGACATAGAACCACTTGCGTCAAGTATCACCATGCCACCACTTCCACGAACAGTACGGTCAAACACTCGCATAGAAGGGTCTGTCAACATACGGTGCATACGGCGTGGTCTGCGACCCATGTTCGTTGCAATTCGCTTCTTGCCAATGTGACCCTTGCTGTACTTCGGCATTGGGCAACGCTCAATGCGTAGTTCTGTCCAGCGTGGAATACTGGTTGTGGATTCAGTTGGAGTGATTTTGTCAAGGTCAGGTTTTCCCTCTTTGTTTCCAGTTTCGGAAGTACCCTTATTACTGTGGGTAGTTTCGCTCTTGGAGTTATCTATTGGAGAATCACCCTCGCCCGACTGTGGTGAACTTTTTGCTTTCTTTGGCTGTGGTGGTGGTGGTGGGAACATGGCGAGCCTGTCCACCCACTCTGCAATTCTTTCAGTGTGAGAGAATCCAACAGGTGAAAGACCTGAATCATCTGCACGAGTGCTTGCAAGATTTCTGTCTTTATCTGCTTTTTTCATTTCTTTCAGCGCACGTTTTGAGATTTTGAGCAAGATTTCGCCCCACTCTCGGTTATGCCTGCGAACACCGTTCAGGAATAATTTGTTTCCACCTGTGCCAGCCGTAGCGACTGCCATAGCAACGCAACCTGCCCAGTCTCTCGTAGCACCCATGCGCTCGCCGTCTGCGAGTTCACTTCCGTCTGCAAGGTGAGACATGTCAAACCCTGCTTTGGAACATAGGTAATTGACACGCAATTCCTCTGTGAGTACGAGTGACTGTGCCGAAGCGATTTGCCGAGCAACCCACGAATCCATATCGTTCGCAGGTGAGACTTTGGCGTGCATCATTTCGTGCGCCCGAATAACCCGAGCCTTTTCATCATCATCGGTAGGTGCGTACATGATTCTGTCAAGCACACTGGTCTTTGGTTCGCCTCTAACTGCTCGGCAGTGTTCTACATGCCACTTGCCATGCTCAATGTCGTCACGCCCTAGAAGGGTCGGCTCTGCCTGAGCCGACCCCCTTTCGGAGTTATCTATTGAGGTAGGGAAGGCTTTCCCCACTGTGGTTGAGGTTGGGAGTGAGTGTCGTGACATGGTTATTTCACCATGTCCACTGCAATAGCGTCAAGAATCTGCTTTGCCCTGCGCCCGAAGGTCAACTGGCATGCTCGTTCCATACCGACACTCTTGCGAAGTGTGTCAAGAGCGATGAAGGCTCGGAGTGAGATTCTGTCGTCACCAGCGTCAGCCATGCGAACTGCATAGTCACGAAGGTCAGGTGAAAGACGAAGCAACGCCTGTGGGTGTGGCTTGTCAATACGAATCCGAATTGGGAATCGGTCAGCGAGAGCCGTTGGGAGTTCACCCATTGTCTCAATGTTCGTGGTCATAATTGCCGAGAATCCCTGCAACGGGCGAATCACTTCACCAGTTTCAGGGTGTTCATACGAAGCCGATTCAGGGGAATCAAGCATTGAGAGAAGTGTTGCGAACACATCGCCCGAAGCCTTGTCAACTTCATCAACGATGAGCCGACCACCCTTTACTCCATTTCCCTGCCAAGCCTTTAGAGCCGAGCCATTGAGCCACTGGAATCCACCCTTGCCGTTTGGCATGAATCCACCAGTAACGTCCATGTTGGTCATGTCCTCTGTGCATACCAGTCGGTATGCGCCTGCCTCAACATCGCCAGTCGTTAGACCTGCGTAAGTCTTTCCGATACCCGAAGGTCCGAACAGAATCACACGGTCAATTCCTGCGTTGAGTGTGTCCTCTAGTGCTTGCCAGCACTCGGGGAGTTTGGTTGCTGTATCTGCCATTTTCTTACTCCTTGTTTGTTGTGGTTGGTATGGCGATATCACTGTATCAGTGAGGGTACAGACTAGCCAACATTTATTTATGACTATTTATATATGTATCTAAGTTATCTATTAGAGGGGGAGTTATCTATTAGAGAGTGCGCTTGGAGTTATCTATTAGAGGTATCTGCTTTGAGTGAGGGCAAGCACGAAGCGAAGCGAAGTGTGCGCCAGCGAAGTTATCGGAAGCCCCCCGTGACTGGCGAGAGTTATCGGAAGCCCCCCGTGTGCCTGCTCGCTCGTTCCCCGAGCCGAGCCCCGCCCTGTCGGCGAGTTAGCCGGGGCTCTTTTATAAACAGGAAAGAAAAGTGAAAAAGTTATCTATTAGAGAAAGACTTACTTGTCTTGAGTCTTTGGGTTGATTACTTCGTACAAACCCTTTTTGATTTTCTTAAAGTACGGAGAAATCTTTAGGTACTCAAGTGTGGTTGGATACGAGAATCCGCAAATCTCAACCAACTGTTCAGTGGTGAACTGTTCCGCCTCATGGAGCTTCGCCCACTCAATGAAAGAATTCCATTTTTTCTCTCTTTTTTCTGGACGCAGTTCTTCCTGTGTCACTACGTTTGACTTACCCAGATATTTCTGGAGTAGTTCAGAAATCACAGATTCTTGCACCGAGTAGGAGCGCATGAAAGATTCGGGGGCTTTTGACTGCCCCTCTCTTTGCCACACCTGTAGGACATGTAGCCCACGAATAACTTCGCCCATGTATTGCACCTCATCCCGTGGAACTGAATACTTGGAGCCATGCTTCTTGCTTGCCTCATCCCACAGGTCAGCATTAACGCGTTCTACTAATTCGTTGTTTATGGCTTTCACAATAAATCCCTTTTGTTGTAATTAGTTATCTATAGCACCCCATGATAACTTGCAGATATCAGACTTGCAGGGTACATGTTTATAAATTTGATTTTCTATCAGACAAAAACATGCAGTAGGAAAGTCATCCACCACCGTCGAATAAGAAATTAGATTTTTTTGATTTTTCCCCGCCGCCGGCCGGCTGCCGGCTAACTATTTTTTTGATTTTTTTGCGATTTTTTTGACACTGGCAGCGGGGCTCCGAATGGCACGAAGCCGAATCACCCCTTTCCTTCGTGATTCTTTAGGTGTTGCTCTAACGAATAGATAACTGCACCAACTTCGTCCTCTGCTTCTTTTGCGCCCATAGCGTCAAGCACCAAGTTATCTATTAGTAGTAGTCGGTCCAGTTCCTCATCGGATAGTGGCTGACCCTCGTACTTTGGCTTGAGCAATGAGAGAGCCTGCATACGTTTTGTCTCGTCCTCTATCTTGGCAACTTCCATTATCTGTGGTGCGTTGTACATCAGGCGAGAGTCGTTCTCAATGAATAGCCCTATCGCTTCTGTGATTAGGGATAGGTCGTCAATGTCAAACGAGTCTGACATGAAAGGGTTATTTTTTTCGTTTTCTGATAGGTGAGTTGTCATGCTATTTCCTTTGCTTCTGTGTCTAGTAGTAGTAGTCGGATATCAAGTAGTAGGTCAACCATTTCGGCTGACGCTACCAACTCTCTGCCCGATATTTCGTTTATTGCCTTGTCAACAAGTGTCGTAACTTGCGTGATTACATCGTCACTCATAGTTATCTATTACTCCTTGTCTTTCTTTGATTTTTTCGGTGTTGCTTCCAGTAGAGCGTGAAATGATTCTGTGAGTATTTTCTTTTTCATAAACTCCACAGCACTTGCCATGATAAACGTCATCATGCCAGTCTCCTCTGAAATCTCAACTTCCGTCCACATAACTTCGTCAAACTGTGGAACGCCATTATCATCGTAAGAGTATGTGCATGCGCCGTTTATTGCGTACTCATGTTCCCAGTCAACGCCACTCACGATTACGCCCTCTTTGACGGTGGTGAAAGGATTCTCTGCGAAATCTTTAGCCAAGTCACCCCTTGACCAGCCTTCGGGCATTTTGTCGGCTTCTGTCATTGTGTCTCGGTATCCCTCAACTGCGAGAATCAAGAACTCAAACTTTTGAGTTGGAATTGCGCCGATAGCGTCCACCAAGCACTCACGAACATCGTCCTTGTGAATCAGTGGAACCATGCCAATTTGCATTTCGCTTTCATCACTATCGCCAATGGTCAGGCGTGTGTTCGTATCTACATCGGCTTTGTTGTAGCCGACCAGCAACATTGGTGGGTTGTCGGACATTGGTTCAGATTTGCACATTTCTGTCTTTGCGTAAATCGCTCGTTCCAAAGCGTCCTCT